GCCGACTCGCGATTGCTGACCGCACTAGCGGCCCTGCGGACGCGGCTGCGGCCGAGCGCGAGCGGCTCCGCGTGATGCTAGTACGCCACCGAGACCAGATCAGGATTAACCATCACGTCACGCTAGCCGAGTTTCACACAGCCCGTAACGCACTGCAATTGGTGCTGGATGAGTGGTACCCGGCAACTTGTGATGCTTAACGAGAGAGCTAACGTGGAAAACGCTTCGTACATATCTGCATGGGATGCAACCATAGTAGTTAAGCCAGAAAAGGACGGCCCCACATTGCGCCCGCGAATTTGGCTGTGCATCATGCGCAGCGGAGCCAGCGTTTACGTCACGCTGGAACCCGTCCAAGCCGCGCAGCTTGCGGATGCCTTGCGCGCCGCCGCAATTGTTAACACCGCCGAACCGGCGCAGGTGGCGGAATGAGCAAGCACACAGCCGACGCGATGAACACCGACGACACCACAAGCACCACGCCGCGAGCGGCCGGTGAATACCTGCGCAACCTGCGTGCCACCGGGCGCCGCATCAAGGGCGAATGCGTCGTGACCAATGAACAAGGCTACTACGGGCAAAACGTGCGTACCGTGGTGGTAGGCGCCTAACGCCCGAGGTAAGCCGCGCCGCTAGGCGTCGGCTTGAGCGAAGTGTTAGGCCCCAACGTGGAGAACGTGATGACCAAATACCTTGTATGGCGCCCGGAGTACGGGCAAGAGCCGGAAGACGGGACGGTGGTTGACGCCTACGACGCCAACGCTGCGGCTTGCAAGTGGGCCGAGCGATACGACGCAGACGGCGCGGATTATCTGATCGTGCGCGGAACTGACGCGACAGTGCGAGTGCGAGCAGTGAACAAGCCTTCCGATGCGTGGGAACTGATCGTGAGCGGCGAGAGTGTGCCGAGCTACCGGGCGCGAGTGCGGATTGCGCTGTGCGAGAAGTGCGGCCTGCCGCCCGGCTGCCCTGACTGCCGCGCCGTGCACGATGTGCCTGAAGGCGCCTAACGCCCGAGGTAAGCCGCGCCGCTAGGCGTCGGCTTGAGCGACGGGTTAGGCCCGTTTTAACTGGAGCGAGATGATGATTCACTACCACGGACTACCGATAACGCCAGCGACGGCCGCAGCCAAGGCGGTAGACGCTGGGCACGCCTTTGTGAGCTACGCGCACGCTGACCAACTGTGCGTGGCCGTGGAGGTGTGCCAGAGCTTCGCGGTGGACAACGGCGCCTTCTCGGCATGGAAAAAGGGCGAGCACGTGCAGAACTGGCGCGGCTATTACGAGTGGGCCGCTGCCTGCAAGTTGGTGCCCGCGTGCGACTTCGCCGTGGTGCCCGATGTGATAGACGGCGACGAGGCCGACAACGACGCGCTTTTGGCCGAGTGGCCGCTGCCGCGCTGGTTTGGCGCCCCGGTGTGGCACATGCACGAGAGCCTGGGACGGCTAGAGCGATTAGCCGCAGGATGGCCTCGCGTTTGTATTGGCAGCTCGGGCGAGTTCGCAACCATCGGCACTGCCGCATGGTGGGGCCAGATTGCCCGCGCGATGCGCGTGGTGTGTAACGACGAAGGCCAGCCGCTGGTGAAGCTGCACGGCCTGCGCATGCTGAACCCCGAGGTGTTTACGCGCCTGCCGTTCGCCAGCTCCGACAGCACCAACATTGGCCGAAACATCGGCATAGACCAGACCTGGCGCGGCAACTACATGCCGCCGAACAAAGATATGCGTGCTGCCGTGATGCGCAGCCGCATAGAGTCGCACAACGCGCCCGCCCGCTGGGGTTTTTCCGTTCCAGAGACGTATTTGAATCCACAGGAAACTTTATTTTGAACGCTTATACGACAGAATTTTTCGCAAACTGTCCGAATAACGGTTTTCGGATCAAGTATCGATTGCGCATTGAGTCGTCAGAGGTTATTCCTGTCGAACAGATCATTGCTAAAGTGGAAGCAATTAGCGATTGTTATCACGAGGAAGTGGCCGACGAAATGCTGGCCGCTTTCGGTGGCGCGCAGACGTTGGTCGCAGAACACCACGGCGTCACGATTGAAACGACCCGTCCGTAACAAAGCGTTGTATTGATTTTCGATTGTCATGACCACATCGTCCCCCGCCCTCCCCCGCGTTTGGGTTATACGCATTTTCGCCCGCCTCGAGGATCGCTACGGCGCAGCCTGGGCAGACCGCTACGGCGCCTCGCACCGCGACGAAGACGGCGAGGAACACGCGCGCCGCGTGGCCGAAGCCGCGTGGGACATTGCGGCAACCGTTGGCAAGCCGCTGGAGCAGACTGAATGCACCTGCGCCGCTAAAGATATGCCATTCGGCCGGTGCTGCAAAGTAGACCTAGAGGCGCCGTGAGCGCCCCGGCACGCGGACGCGGCCGGCCTCCGGTGGCGCCAGGCGGGACGCGGGTGCACCGGGTCACGCTAGACGACGCAACGGTCACCACGCTGCGCTATGCCGGCGAAGGCAACCTGTCGGCCGGTATCAGGCGGGCCGCGGTGAGCGTGCGCCGGGCGGCTGCGCGGCGCAAGAAGCCAGGCTAAGCCACGGCGTCAGGAGGGAGGTCGGTGTACCAGTCGTAATCCTTGGGCACCGGCCAGCCGTCAAGGATGGCCTGCTCAAGCGTGGCCGCAAGCGTTTCCTCGTTGATCCCGAACGGGAACGGCGGCGATACCTTGAACGTCCGCACGTAGGCGGAGATGGCGGTTTCCAGCCGTTGCGTCATAGCGTACCTATCAGGGTCTTGAACACAGCCGCCGAGCGCGGCACGAACCGTTGCGTCAGCTCCCACCATAGCGGGTTCGGGTGCCCTGCCAGCGACGTGAGGTTCGCGAACGCCTCAGTGCCGTAACCATATCCGGGCCGTTTGGCGTAGTAACTAGCCGAGTGCCCGGCGTAGCCGGCTGCGAAGTCGCACGCGGTGTTCTTTGTGACGGCGCCGATCAGGTCGGAGAAAGTGAGCAGCGAGCCGTCTTTCCGCCACGCCTGCGAAACCACGTAGGACCAGCTCGCCAGGTCGAGCGCGTCGGTCGCTTCCTCGGCGCGGTCCTTCATCGTGGCCCAGCGCACGAACCCCTCGCCGTCGCCGATGCGAATGGCTTCGATGATGCGCCCGATCCGGTACGCGCCGGCCGAGCTGGTCAACGGGTCGCCGATAGTGCTTTTTGCGATCACCGGCGTCGACTGATTGAGCAGCCGGTACAGCTCGTCGAAGTCCACGCGCGCGGCCTTCGCCATGTCGCGCAGCAGCGCCTCGCGTTGGTCTTCCGGCGTGTCGTTCACGCGCTCGGCCACGCGGTCGTATACCTGATCGGATTCCGTCCGCTTGAGCATCATGCCGGTGCTATGCGGCGCCGTCGCCACCAGGCGCTGCGCGTCGTCCCGCATGGCGTCCTGAAACGGCTTTGACTGCGAAATGTACCGGTCCGATAGCCCAGCCGCTCGGGCAGCGCGCCAGTCCAGAATGTGCCCGAACTCATGCCGCCAGACGGCCTGCGCGTTCGCCGTGCCGCGCGCCTCGCCGTCCATGTCGATGAGCTGGCCGCCGCGCGCAAATGCGCCATTTTTCGACCGGGCGGCGGCGTTGACGAACTTTTCCGCCTTCACCTTTTCGGCCAGCCAATCCGGCGTGCCGGTCCATGATTCGGTATGCCACCGCCCGGCCGACGTTTTCGGGTCGAAGTCCGGCACCGGCGCCTTGGTCACGGCCTTGCGGGCCGGCGGCGGCAGCACCTGCACTTTCTCGACCAGCACCCGCCGCAGGCCGGCGCCCACGTCCTGCCCCGGATTGCGGTCGAAGCCGGGATCGATGCCGTTAGGCACCTTGATCACCTGCCCGGTGCGCGGGTTCGTCCACTTGTACGCGCCGTCGTCGGGCGGCGCGGTCGGCCGGATGCCCAGCTCGCGCAGCTCGTCCTCGCTCACCTGGATCACGCCGCACCTGCAATTCCACCCATTCGGCGGGTAATGGGTACGCCACCACGGCGAATCCACCGGCAGCGTCGTGCGATCCCAGCGCCGGTGCGCTTCGCGCGTGCGCAGATCGTCCACGGCGTCGTAAATGAGGTACGGCGCGATATCGGCCTGCGCCTCGATTTCCGTCCACGCCTGCGCGGCGTAGGCGGTCTGCATGTTGGTGCGGAAGATTGTCTCCAGGCGCCAGGCGCTGCCGAGCTGCGCTTGGACGGTGCGGCCGGTCAACGGATCCACCATCGAGCGGGTGCCCCACCACCCGGCCGACTCCAGCGTCGGCTGTATGGTCGCCTTCCATTCGCGGAACTGCTGCCCCTCGGCGAGCGCTGCCGTCAGCGAGTCGCGCACCTGCCCGAGCAGGTCCACGTCCATCATCTTGGCGACGGTGAACGCCTGGTCGTTGACCGCGCCGATCATGTCGGCATAGCTGAAGCTCGGGCGCAGCCCCTTGCCGCGGAAGTAGGCGAGCGCGCGCTCGGGTTCCACGTCGAAGGCGAGCCCGCCCACGTCGAGGAACTCGGCCACACCGGTGCGCTCGGCCATTTCCTCGGCGAACTCGGCCGCGTCGGCCTTCAGCCGCTCGATGGCGTCGGCAGCCTGCGCGAGCAGGCGCACCTCGGCCAGCGTGATGCGCAGCCCGAGCCCGCTCACGCGCCTGGGCGCCGCCGTTGCGTGCGCAGGGCCGCCAGCATGCGCGAGGACGCGAGCGCCCGCGTGAGCTTGTCGAGCATGCCCTGCGGCGGCGCCTCGGCCAGCAGCTCGTCCAGCTTGCGCAGGAACGTCTGCGAGTCGTCGCTGAACTCGGCCGCGCGTAGCAGTTGCCTGACGCGCTCGCCCATTACGGTGCGGTACTGCTCGGCGAATAGTTGCGCCGCATCGACGATGGCCTGCTGATCGCCCCGCCGGGCCGCCCGGAGCGCGGCGAGCGCGACCGATTCGCCTTCCGCAAAGGCTGCCTCGCCCCCGCCGCCCGGCGCCTGCATGGCCGCGCCTATGACGGCCAGCGGGTCGGCGCGCTTCACCCAGCCTTCGCCGTACGTGTCGCGGATGTAGTCCTCGGTCGGGTCGTAGCCGAGCTTTGCGATGCGCTCGTCGCGCTCGGCCAGCGCTGTCAGGTCGGTTGGAGGCCTGGTATCGCGCCAGACGCGCGGCGGCGTTGCGCCGGGGAAGTTCCACTCCGTCCACCAGCGCACCGGGCCGGAGCTGAACGATCCACAGAGCAGATCGGAATCGGCCTGCATGATCGCCTCGGCCACCCGCTCGTGCACCTCGCCCTGCGATCGGCTGGATCCGTTGTCCATCGTCATCGTCTGGCCGATGGTGATCTTGCTGATCGCCGCGTTCATGGCGTCGTGCAGCGACTCGTAATCGGCCGCGCCACCGCGCGCCGCTTCCAGCAGCTCGACCGCCACGTTATCGGGCACCACCACGCCGGCGTCGGTGGCGATCTGGCGCAGCATGGTGACGGCCTTTGACACCACGGCCGGGTCGGTGATCTGGCTGGCTGGAACCTTCGCCAGCGCGGTCGGCATCCCGAATTTCTCCAGGAACACCAGCCAGAACTTGATGTCGTTGCGTTTGAAAAAGACCGGCCAGTAGAGCGCGTGCGCGATGCCCAGGCCGTACGGTTCGTCGTGATGGTCGGCGCCCGAGCGCATCACCCAGAACTTGCGATCGGGCATGACGCGCCATCCCTGAGCCCACAGGAACAGCCGCTGCTCGCGGTCGAATCGGAACCGGGCGCGATCGCGCACCTTGATCGCGTCGAATGCCACGCGGGTGCCGTCGATCTTCCACAGCACCTCGGCCACGCCCCAGCCGTAGAACACCGAATAGAGCGCCTTGTCGGTGATGTCGTCCCAGCCGATCGCGGCCAGCTCGGCGCGCAGCGCGTCGGCGGCCTCGATCGATGCCGGGTCGTCTGCGCCTGGCTCGATCTTTGTTTCGCACCGCAGCAGCGATAGCCGCCGCTGCTGCCAGGCCGAGGCGACCTGATCGTCGCGCAGCAGCTCGCGGTAGATGCGCAGGTTCTCGATCCCGCCCTTGGTCTTGAGGATGCTGTCCTCGGATTGCAGGATCGTCACGTATGGCGCCGCCTGGAGGCCGGTGCCTCGAAGCGGGTTCAACGGGTCGTCTGGTGGCGCCAGCTCGCCCAGCTCGGGCCGTTTCGGTGCACTTTCAGCCATGCTTTTTTCCTCTCACTCGAACCCGTCCATGTCGGAACCGCCGCCGATCGACCCGTAACCTTCGCCGACCTCGCTTCCCGGCCCGATCGCGTCGGCAATGGTCCGGGTAAGCCCCGCGCCGACCGATTCTACCGTCCCGCCGCCCCAGCCTTGAACCCAGCGGAGGAACTGCGTCGTACTGTCCACCTGATCGTCATACGCCGCCAGCGGGAAGCTGAACAGCTCGCTTTCGTAATCGGCCAGCCACGGCGCCGACTCGGGAAGGATCATCCGCCCGGCCTCCACGGTAGGCGAAACCTCGTTCGCCCGAAACAGCTTTGACTGCTCGGGCATGATGGCGATGATCGGAAGCCGCGTCGTGCTGCGCAGCTCCTGAATCAGCGATGCCCCGCTGCCCTTGTCCTCGATCAGCACGGCGACGGGCCGGTCGCGCTCGGCCAGCGTCATCACCCGGCGCTTGAGCGCAGGGTATTCCATCCGTTCGCGCACTACGTCCCGCAGATAGTAGCCCGGCGCGCCCCGGCCGAGCGCCCATGCGGTGTTCACGGTGTAGTCGTTGAGCTGGCCTTCCTTCTGCGCCGTGTCCCACGAGTGCACCACGGTCGCGGCGCCGTCCGGGATCACGCGCCAGCGCTCGCGAATCCATGCCCGCTTGAACACGCTCCCTTCCTCGGGTCGCGGCCGCTGCTGGTACAGCGCCGCCCACGTGCGCGCCTGCTGCCGGAAGATGGACCAGTGCGCTTCGTCGAACCATTCCGGCCACAGGTACTCGCCCACCTTGCGCCCGAGCGGGTCGTCGTCGCGCTCGCACTGCGCCGGCAGGTTGACCACCTCCCACGCCTTGCCGTCGGTGCACTCGATCATGCCCGAGCGGCCGTCGTAGCCTTTCGGCAGCAGCCGCCCGGCGAGGTCGTCCTCGTGCCAGCGGGTCTGCACCAGCACCACCCAGCCGCCGGGAATCAGGCGCGTCAGAAGGTCGTCGTTGTAGGCGTCCCAGGTTTTTTCGCGGATGGTTTTCGAGTCCGCCTGCTCGCGGCCGCGCACCGGGTCGTCGATGACGATGCCGTGCGCCCGGTTGCCCGTGATGCCGGACAGGATGCCCCCGGCGAGGTATTCGCTGCCGTTCGTGAGCGCCCATTCGTCCGCCGCGAACGTCGCCGGCGACATGCTCACCTTTTCCGGGTTGCGCCCGTGGCCGCCCCATATGCCGCTGTAGGCGGGCTGCTGGACCACCTGCCGCGACCGGCGGCCGTGCCGGCGCGCGAGGTCGCTGCCGTAGCTGGCGAGGATCACGCGCCGGTCGGGTGTCGCGCCCATGTACGCGGTCGGCGCCACCACGGAACAGTACGTCGATTTCGCCGATCCCGGCGGCATGAACACCATAAGCCGCCCGTGCCGGCGTTGCGTCGTGCGCTCGAAGGCTTCGAGCAGTAGCCGGTGATGCGCGGCGACCGACGTTTCGACCGGCTGGAACAGCCACGCTTCCGGGTCGTCGCCTACCGGCCGGCCGGGAACCTCGATTGCGTTCGCATAGGCGACCAGCGATCCGCGCGCGCGCCTGCGCCGCAGCAGCTCACGAGCTGCGGCCGCCCGCGATACGCTCAAGGTCTGCATCGGTAAGCGCTAGGATCGCCGTCGCAGCAGGCAACGGCGCGCCGTCCGTGCCGGTGTGTTCGTGACGCTCGATCCACAGCTTTAGATGCTTCCCCAGCAGCTCCAGCGCTTGCGGCTTGTTCCACAGGCGCACCTTTTTCACCCAGCCAATTTGACCGCGATCCGGCCCGCTGCCGCCGAGCAGTTCCTCGACCTCGATCGACGCGACCGCCCGGCGTGCATGCTCGGGCATTTCCGACAACGGCCGGAGCTGGCCCGCGTCGTCGAACAGGTCGGCAATGTCGGAGCGCGCGAGGTACAGCAGCTCGCGCAGCACCACATCGGCTTCGATGTTCAACCGCTGCGCCTGCTCGGCCCGCAGTTGCGCGATAAATGACTGAATCCTGACATTCGCTAACAGTCGAGCCGCCTGCTCGCCTGCGGTGCGCGCGCTGTACCCGGACCGGATGGCGGCCTGCGTGGCGTTCAGGTCCAGCATGAATTCCTGCGCGAAGCGGCGCTGCCGATCCGTTAGCCCGCTCGCGTCCCGTTGTCCGGCCATTGTTCACCCCACGGTCAACGTGAACAGTTTCGCCACAATCGCGCCCAGCATGGCGAGCGTGCCGACGACGCCGCCGATGACCCACCCGCGCACCAGGCGCAACGTGGGCATCTCCTGTTCGATCACGGCGAGCCGCGCGTCGTGCTTTTCCAGCGCGCTAAACGCCCGGTTGAGCGCCTCGCGCGTGTGCAGGTGGCGTTCCTCCAGCGTGGACAGCCGCACCAGGTTGTCGCGAATAGCGCCTAACGTCTGTTCGATCACGTGCAGCCGATAGTTCGTCGTGTCGAGCGGGTTTCCCGGCTTCGGCGCCGGCGGCGGCGTGGCGTTGTCCATCATGGTGGTTTCCTCAGGAATCCGCTGTCGATCAAGTTGGCCGCGCACGACAGCCATGCGTTGTGCTGCTCGATGCACACCAGCCAGCGCGTGCGGTTTTCGGCGTCGGCCGCTTCAGTCGCCCCCAGCGTCCGGTCGGCCGGGATCATCGGCGGCCGGCACGCGCGGAATGCTACGGCCGGACAGCTCGGCGGATCGACTCGCGGCGGCGGCGATGGCGGCGAGTTGCTCGTCGCGCACCCGGTCAAGCTCAGCAGGACGGCGCAGGCCGCCGAATTCAGGATGCGCATGGATCACCTCGCGAATGGTCGTGGACGATGCGGCGCCGGCCTTGCGGGCGGCGTCGATGCGGGCGGCCGCGTCGGCCTGTATCCGGGCGGCGCGTTGTTCGGCCGCGGCCAGCCGGGCGAGCGCGTCGGATCGGGCCTGCTCGGCGGCGAGCTGGACCTCGGCGAGCGCGGCGTCGGCTGACCGTTTGCCGACGGCGTAACCATTTGACCATGTCCCGACCAGCGTAATGCCGAGGCACAGCACGCCCACCAGCGCCAGCGCGAGCCGCGGCGGTATCGCCGGGATCATGCGTGCATGATGCCGCGGAAGGTGCCCCGGCGCGTTATGGTGATGATCCGATTCGCCGGGTTTGGTGGCCGCGGCACGCCCACGTGCACCCAGCCCGCTCCGGTGTCCGGGTACTCGTCGATCAATTGCCCGATGGCTAGGCGGTCAACGTTCGGCAGCAGCGCCCGGCAGATTTCCGTCGGCGTGCCGAAGGCGGCCGCGATCCAGTCGGCCGCGTGCGCGCGGACGTGCGCTGAGCCGTCGGAAGATCCAATAATCTGGTTCAGCCGCGGCGCCCGGTAGCCGCTGGTGACGTTCATACGCACCTCCACCCCGCGAAGCTCGCCCAGCAGCGCCCGGATGCGCTCCAGCAGCTCGGCCGTTTCGCGCGCGTTGTCGAGCAGCTCGTCCGGGATGCGGTTGTCGATGCCATGCCGCGCGGCGGTGTTCGACCGCTCGAATTCGGCGCGCGTGAAGTGCGGCGCAAGATTCATGCGTCGCCCCGCTCGGCGGCCGGGCCGCGCGCCTCGGCGTGCTTCTGCCAGGTGTTCCCGGCGATGTAAGCGGCGACAGTGCCGAGGATGATGTCGCGGAAGATGGCGCCCTCAATGTGCCCGAAGGCGACCAGCGCGGTGCACACGATGCCGCAGCCGAGCGTGAGGACAAAGCGGCGCCCGCCGAGGCTTTCAAGGATCATGGCGTATCGGGTTCGAGGGAGATTCCCGATTGTCACGATGCCGCCCGCACCGGAACACCCGCAAATGTCCTGCGCGGCTCCGGCGTGTCGCGGAGCTGGCGCAAGATGTGGCTGATCGACTGCCGGGTTAGGCCGTAGCGCAGGCCGATCTGTTCCTGACTCATGCCCGCGTCTGCGTCGCGCAGAATCGCGGCGTTCCGCAGGTCAAGCAGCGCGTTTCGTTCGGCCGGCAGTTGCAGGCGCCGGCCGCCGAATGCCGACACAAGCCGCTGCGCCGTGTCGAGTCCGAGCGTGAGCGCCAGCGGATCGCCCGGCGACACCTTGACCGGGATGTATGCCTCGCGCCCGCCCCAGCGCCGGCAAACCTCGATGGCGTCGCCGAGGCCGATCGCGTCGGCCAGCTCCCTCACGGCTCGTTGCATGGTGCCCCCCCTTCTTTCGGCCCGATGGTGACCTCCACTTGCCCGCCGCCTGGCTTCGGGTCGTGCATATTGACCACCAGCCGCTTGATCTGTGAGTCGTCGCTCCATACGCCCGCGTGCGTCAGCGCGTCAAACAGAGACTTCAGCGGGTTGTCGACGTCCCGTTTTCGTCGGTCCGGCGGCGTTAGGTCCACTTGCACCGCCAGGATTCCGCCCAGCGGGAATATACCAGCGGCAATCTCGCACACCGCGGCGCGGTACTGGCGCCCCTGCTTGCTGATCAGGTGCCGTCCGGCCAGCGGCCCGCGCGTCGGGTGCCGCCAGTAGGTGTTTACGCTTGGCGGGTAAGGCAGGCGCAGATGCCGGCTCACGGCGCCACCTGCTTACGCTGCGCCTCCTGCCACTGTTGGACGGCCATGCGCTCGGCGCTCGCGCGTGGGAAGCCGGCCTCAAATTCCAAGATGGCTGCCCGTTCTTCGATCCATTCTTCGCGGTGCAGCTCCGCTTCGCTCATGCTCGCGTCCCTTTCATCATTGCCCAGGCGTCCTCGCGCAGCCTGGCCGCCTCGCCTACGCTGCGCTTCGTGGCGACCGCGGCAAGGTATGCCGCCCGGTCCTTGTTCGTGCGCATGCCGGCAACATGCCGCACTTCGCACGCATGCCGGTGCGCCCGAGTGTACGTCGGCGCAGGGTCGGTCGGCGCGCAGTCCTCGCATCGGCAGGCGGTCATCGGTCGCACCTGCCGGACATGAAGCACAGGCAGGCGACGCATACGCCGAGGATCGCGCCGATGCACATGCAGACGATGGCGAGCAGGATGGTCATAACACACCTCCGTTGATTGTCGCAGGGTCAAGCCTCATGGGTGATGGCCTTCAGGGTCCGGTTGGTGACCGGGTTTTGGAAGCGCCGCGGCAATTGCCTCGCGTAGCGTTGTCAGTCGCGCGCGACTGCCGCTCGTTCCCTTGTCCATGACGGCCTGGGCGCGTTCCGGGTCGCCGATCAGCACGGTCGACTCGCGGCCGTCAATGCCGAATCGGCCGTTAGCGGCTTCGGCCTGGCCGGCCAGCCGGGCTGGGAATCCCAGCGGGCAGCCGTTCGCTGAGTACGTCCGGTATGCGTCGCAGAATCGGCGCTGCAAAAACGGCAGCTCGTCGTACGTCGTGCCGCACACTTTTACCCAGCCGCCCAAGTCTTCGACGGCGGCGTGCACGATTCCGTCGTCGAAGGCGACGGATGTGTGCCCGCCGACGCGCTGGATCGCGTGCAAGACCTTGCCCCACGCGACGAGCGCGCGGTCCTCGTGCGTGCCCTGGAGTTGCCGCACAATGTCCGCCGGCTTCGGCATGTACTGCCCGGACTTCGGATCGGTCAGGTGCCGGTCGAATGCCGTTGTCACCTGCTCCAGCGAGTAGCTGCGGCATGCGGCCCACCAAACGCGGCCGGCGAACTGCGTCATCTCAATGCGGTAGAAGTCGTGCACGCCGTTGAGCAGGGTCCAAAACTGCCTTTTGTCGTCGTCTGTCATCGCACGGTGTCCTCGGCGAGCAGGGTTTCGACTACCGCGGCATTCGCTAGGGCAAGTTGGGTGGCCTTTGATGCCGACCGGTGTTGCGGCGTTCCGCGGCCGTCCACTGGGAACACGCCCCGCCAGGCTTTCGCGGTGGATTGGTCCAGCGCGGCATTCGGGTCCTGGCCGGCAGCCCGCAACTGCTCCAACTCCGCAATGGTCAAGCGCATGGCGCGGTCAGTCAGCGGTGCGCCGATTTTCTTGCGCATGGCAGTAAACCCTTGCCATGCGTCCGTGCTGATCCACTCGGGCAGATCCACCGCCACCGCGCGCGCAAGCGCGCCCTTGGTTTTCTTTTCTTCTGGTGTTGGTGTTGGTGTTGGTGTTGGTGTTGGTGTTGGTGTTGGTAGCTCAACGTCCGCTGCGCGTTCGTTTAGCGTTCGCTCAACGTTCGCTTCCCGTTCGTTCACCGCATCGTCAGCGGTCGCAGTGCGGGCGCTCGCTCGCGCGGTGCGCACGTTCACCGAGTGTCGAGCGGACGCTCTCGCTTTGGCTTGCTTCTCGCGCATGCGCTCCAGCTCGGACTCGCAGCGCTGGTGCGTCCACAGCAGCAGGTTTTCGCCTTGCCGCTCCTCCTCAAAGAACTCACCCAGGACGGAGGCAATGACATCAACGTGGTCGCGCATGCGGATCACGCGCGCCAGTTGCGCAGGCGTTCCCTCCAGCGGGTTTTCCCGCAGGTAGTAAATGTCCAACAGCCGCCGGTACGCTATGTCCTCCAGCGGTTCCAGGTGCGCCGTGTCCGACAGGTAGTCGCCCACGTGGAACGGGTAATAGTTCATGCGCAGGCCCCCGCAGCTTCCTGTGCCACGGCAGCGCAGAGCTGGTCTACCGTGATCACGTGGTCACCAAGTGCGCAGACGGCGTTCACGTACTGGACGGGCACCCGGCCGCGGTAGAGCCAATCGCTGACGGCCTGGCGGGTCACCCCGCACCGCTCAGCAATGGCGCGCTGTCCGCCTGCGGCTGCGATCGCGGCAGCGATGACTCGGTTTGCGCGGCGCGGGCGCGTCGCACGTGTTGCGGCCGTTGCAGCCGCCTGATGGGATGGATCTTGTGTGTGCATAGTGAGGTTGGCTCGAAGTCAGTGGTTTCGGACGGGTGCTACTGGTAAGCGCTCCTATGCTATCGCGGGATGTTTCCCATGTGCAAGCCCACGTGTCGGCCATTCGGCTGTTTTTTTTGCTACGTTATGCGCTTTACTGTTGCATCGTAATGATGTTTATGGTACCTTTGGGTTGTGGCGGTCGTCGCCACTACCTGACCCTGGAGGGCACCATAATGCAAGACTTGCCTACTACTGACGGCCCGCGCGCGCTGACAATCAGCGACGAAGAGCTGATGGCCGTGCTGCAATCGTCAATCTTTCCCGGCGCCCGGCCGGACTCGATCAAGATGGCCCTCGGCTACTGCCGCGCGGCCGGCCTGGACCCGTTGCAGAAACCAGTCCACATAGTGCCCATGCGGCTGAAAGTGCCCGGCCGCCGTGACGACTACGAATGGCGCGATGTGGTCATGCCCGGCATTGGGCTTTACCGCACCCAAGCCGCGCGCACCGGTGAGCTGGCCGGCATTGACGAACCCGAATTTGGGGCGGATGTGCCCATGCCCGGAGTGCGCGATCGCACCGTGCCGCAGTGGGCGCGCATCACGGTCTACCGGCTCATCGGCGGGCAGCGCGTTGCGTTTACCGCGCGCGAATTCTGGATAGAGAACTACGCGACCGCCCACAAAGACACCGACGCGCCGAACGCGATGTGGATGCGCCGGCCATTCGGCCAGCTTGCCAAGTGCGCTGAAGCGCAAGCGCTAAGAAAAGCGTTTCCAGAACTGGGTTCGCAGCCCACGGCAGACGAGGCGCTGGTGGAGCCAGGCGAACTGATCGAAGCCGCCCCGGTCCTCCAGGCCGCGCCGCGGGTTGCGCGCCGCGTGATCAAAGCAGCACCGCAGGCCGAGCGCGTGCAGCCCGCCACCATTGAACATGACGAGCCCGCACAGCCTGCTGAGCCCGCGCAACCGGCATCTGCGCCCAAGCCGAAGCCGGCCGCGCAGGCCACCGGCGGCGATGCGGCCGGCCCCGGCGAGGTGGCGTACTTGCGGAACAAGGCGGCCGCGCTGGGCGTCGAGCTGGACGCGGTGCTGGCCGAATGCGGCGTCGAATCGCTCGACGGTCTGACCCGCGAAGCGTTCGCCCACGTGCGGTCTGCGTTAGCGGCGCGGAACTGATCATGTTCGCGTTTGATCCCGATTCGCACACGTACACGCTTGACGGCCACGCCATCCCTGGTGTTACCAGGGTGATCCGGCCGATCAGCCCGGATTTCTCGATGGTGCCGCCGGGCGTGCTGGAGGCAAAGCGCCTGCTCGGCACCGCGGTGCACGAGGCGACCTCGCTTGATGATGACGGCGAGCTGGACGATGCCGGGACCGACCCGGTCGTAATGGCGTACGTCACCGCATGGCGCGCGTTCCGGCGTGACACGAACGCCGTGATCCACTGCAACGAGATGCAGCTTCACAGCCCGACGATGCGATTCGCCGGCACGCTGGATCGCATCGCCACGATTCAGTTCGGCAAGCGCGCCGCCGAGTACCTGCTCGACATCAAAACGTCAGCCAACCCGTCGCCGTCGTACGGCGTGCAGCTCGCCGGGTATGACCTGCTGTTCGGCGAGCTGGTGCGCGCCGAGCCGCTGCCGGAGCTGAGCGGGAAGCCGCTCAAGCGCGCGACGGTGCACCTGCGTGACGACGGCACTTATCGGGTGCACACTTTCGAAAACCCGGCTGATGAAGCGTGCTTCCGCGCGCTGCTGGCCGTCCACCACTGGGAGGAAACTACGAAATGACCACCGCACACGTTCCCGATTCCGTCGTCATCGCCCGCCCCGATCAGGACGCCATGCAGCGCGGCGCCACGTCCGCGCTCGCAATGGTGCAGGCGTTCGAGGTCACCGACGATGCGACCTACGGCCTCGCCGCCGATGAGCTGTCCGCGATCAAGCGCAAGGCGTCGCAGCTCGATGAGCAGCGCAAGGCGATCACGAAGCCGCTCGACGACGCGAAGGCGGCCGTCATGGCGCTGTTCCGCGGCCCGCTTGAGCTGCTGTCGCAGGCCGAAGGCGCGATCAAGTCGAAAATGCTCGCCTACTCCACCGAGCAGCGCCGCATCGCGGATGCCGCCCGCATGCAAGCCGAGCGCGCCGCGCAGGCTGAGCGCGACCGCCTGGCCCGCGAGGCCGCTGAGCTGGCCGCGCAGGGGCGCACCGGCGAGGCCGCCATCAAAGAGCAGGTCGCGCAGATGGTCGTTGCACCCCCGGCTGCGGTGCCCGCGCCGGTCAAGGCGAAAGGCATCGCGGTGCGCACCACGCTCGACGTGCGCGTGACCGACCTGCTCGCGCTGGTGCAACACGTCGCCAAGCACCCCGAGCTGATCGATATGATCGAGCCCGCTATGCCGCGCCTGCGCGCGTACGGGAAGGGACTCGGCACCCGGTGCAATCTGCCCGGCGTGACGGTCGTGGAAGTTGAGTCAATCGCTGCCCGCAAGTAACCACCACCACCACCACCACGGAGAACACGAAATGCACCTGATTGGACTGGTCCGCCTCGGCCGAGATGCCGAGGTCAAATACACCCCGAGCGGCGCCGTGTTGGCGTCGTTTTCGGGCGCGTTCAACCACGGCCGGAAGGATGAGCGCCTCACGCAATGGGTCGAGTTCGCCATGTGGGGCGAGCGCGCCGAAAAGCTCGCGCCGTACCTCACGAAAGGCGCGCAGGTGATGATTGCCGCGTCAGAGCCGCACGTCGAAACGTACGACAAGCGCGACGGCGGCACCGGCGTGAAGTTGGTCGCGCGCGTCGATTCGCTGGAGTTCGCCGGTAGCCGCGCCGACCGCGAGGCCGGCGGCGAGCGCGACGCGCAGCCCGAGCCAAGGCCGCAAGGCGCCAAGGCGAAAGCGCCCGCGGCCGCTGATCAGTTCCATGACCTGAACGACGACCCTCCCTTCTAAAGGTGGACGCAATGACTGAAGCCGCTGTGCTGTACGTGCCTGACCTGGCACGCATGATCGGGCGCACCGAGTCCGCCATCCGCGCAGGCGTGCAGCGCGGCGTCGATTGGGTACCGCCCGCGTTCAACATGGGGCGCCGGCTGGCATGGCGCCGCGAGGATGTGGACGCATGGCTCGCCAATCGCGCGCTGCCACGCTCGAAAAAAACCTAGCGGATTTTCGGGGAGGCTTATAACAATATGACGCTATCAATACCCACTGCAATCGCAGCCGCAATGGTCATCACGATGATCCTCCTCGCCGGCTTGCTCAAGCGCGAGCCACCGCCTCCGCAGCCGTGTAAAGCGGAAATCCGACAGGGCAACGCAACGCATGTTTATGCTGGACAGGCGCGGCGGGATTCGAGGGGCGCGGTTGTGTGCGAGGTGCAAACATGACACGAGACGATATTATCCGCATAGCGAGGGAGGTTGGTCTAACAGACCCCGACCTCGGTGAGTGCGTGACGGACTATGGTGATGCGACCGACTGTGTGCTGCGCTTATTTGACGCAGCCTACGCAGCCGGTGCCGCTGCCGAGCGCAATCGCTTCGAAAGCTCAATTCATTCCTGCAGCCCGCATTGCGACCGCCCCGCGTGCGTGGCCACAAGACGCGCTGTTGAGGAAGAGCGTGAGCGCCTTCGCGCGCAATATGGTATCGTCACGGACAACGGCGCCGCGCTGCCTGATGCCATGACGCAACGGCACAAGCCGCCGGAGCCCCTCGCGTAGTTTTTCGCCTTAAGGTGGGCAGCGTGGCCGCGCACGATAGTCGCGGACGCAAGCGGACGAGTGCGCTAACCTCCGCAGTCTGCGACGGCAACCGGTTCCGATGCAGTGTGCCGCAACCGGGCTCCTCCCGCGCGCAAGCGTCGCCGGGCGCAGGCAACCCCTTTCCTCCACCACCACCGCGCCGCACCATGTCCCGGACGGCCACCGTCCACAGTCTGGAAGTCAAGGCGTGTAGGTGAACACGTGCACGTGCTTCTGCCGGCTGGCGATCCCTGAGCGATCAGACCACAGCTCGACCCGGAGCGTGTACGGCGAGGCGATGGCCGCGAGGATGTGGCTGGTCGTGTTCAGGTTGCCGTGCGTCTGCAGCAGGGTGTTCATGCCGTGATCGTAGATCCGAATCTCGTACTTGACCCCAGTCTCGGGTCCGATGTTGCCCGACTCGTCCCCTTCGAGGTTCTGCACGGTCCGGTCGCGGTGCCGCCATGACACGGTGAGCGTGCCGGTCAACGCGGCCGGGTATGCCTGCCCGTTCAGGCGAAACTGGCCCGGCGGGTACGGCCGGTAGTGCCGCTGGTCAAACGTGACCGCGTCAGTCGGCGCGCTGCTCTCGGCGAGCGTTCCCAGGCCTGTGCGCGTGAGCAGCTTGGCCTGTACCAGGTCGCCGTCCACCCGCTCGATGCCGTCGGAGGACACGTACCCCGAGGCGAACAGCACGCGCGCCCCGGCCGCGTGCGAGGCCGCCACGGTGTCGAGTACCCCGCGGCCGAGCGTGACCGCGCCGGTCGTGATGTTAATCGTGTCGATCCGCACCACCTCGACCCCGCCGATGATGGCGTAGCCGCCCGCCGCCACGAGGTCAAGGTCCACCTCGGCCGTGATCGTGGCCGAGGTGGCCGCAGGCCCGAGCGCGCCGGCCAGCGTGGCCGTCGGGCAGAAGTCGACTACGTCGGTTTCGGCAAACGGTCCCGAGGCGCCGAACCGGGTCACGGCCGAGGCGTTGAGCGAGCCCGCGGCCGGCCGCGCGGCGACGATGGCGAGGAACCCGGCGTCGTTCGGCAGCACGCTCAGGTCGGCGGCCGAGAGCTGGCGTTGCAGCTCGTACCAGCTCGCCTCCTCCACGAGCCGGGCGGTCACGGCGACCGGAGGCTGCGCCGGGTCAGTCCACCCGGACGGCTGCTGCGCGGTGTAGGTCGTAGACGGCAGGCCGAATACGTCCTCGGCCGCCTCGATCGTGATGGCCGAGTCGGTGAGCGTGCCCAGGTCCACGGTCAGCACCCGCAGCGCGAGGTCGACGATGCCCAGCTTCGTCCACGTCATCCGGATCATGTCGCCCGGCAGCACGGCATAGGCCTCGCGGTTGACCCGCATTTTTACGCGCGCGATTGGCGTCGAAAGGCTGCGCAGGTCGCGCAGCGCGATCCGCTGCGCCAGCTCGGCCGTCGGCAGGCCGGGATAGGCCCGCGATGCGCTCACCGGCCCGCCTTGCGCATTGATCTGCGCGAGATTCTGCACGGTGACCGCGCCGGTCTTGCCGGTGGCCAGGTCGGTGAAGGTGACCGACAGCTCGTTCGTGGCCTCGACCGTGGCCGCGCGCTGGTAGGAATCCAGCGCCAGCACGTTTGACGGGTCGAACAGCGGGAGCGCGGGCACGCTGTAGCCGCCGCGGATCGGGCGCAGCACAAAAAGCCCGGTCGTGCGGTCCTGGCCGCACACCGCCCCGGCGTGATCCATGACGAGCTGCACAAAGGCTTCGATGCTGGTCTGCCGCGTCCATGCGAGGCACAGGCCGAGCCCCTCGCCGTGGAACGTGTCGGCGGCCGCGGTGAAGCTCGCCGCGTCGATCTGCCCGGTACTGTAGCCCATGCCCCACTCGGCATTTGTCAGGCACTCATAGACGATATGCGCCGGGTTTGCGGCCTGGTCGCCGTTGGCGAGCGTGATGCTTGCCTTTGCGCTGTACCAGGCCGTGCCGCCCTGCCAGCCCTGCAGGATGCGCCGCGCCTTGACCTTCCACGGCTTCACGTAGGGGTTATTCGCGGCGATCATGCCGCCGCGCCAGACGAGCCCGAGAATGCCCCGATAGGCCGGCTGCGGCGTGCCCTGCTGGGCGGTCAGGTAGGCGTTCGCGGTCTGCGCCGCCTCGCCCATCATCACGTCAAGCGTGCCCACGAGGCCGCCTTCGCGCGCCTCGCCGCCGAACAGCTCGGGCGCGTTGATCGAGAGCGAGCCGCTGCCCGTCTGCGTGCCCGTCCATGCCGCCCGATCGCCCGCGCGCACCTGAAGGATCGCGTCCACCGGCCCCGCGCACAGCGCGAGATGCAGGCCGAGGTAATAGCGGTACCCGACGGTTTGGTCCTTGCCCCCGCTGCTCATGCCTGCCCGCCCTCCAGCTCAGCGCGCGCCAGTTCGGCCGCGCGCATGGCCATCGCATTCCCGGTGGCCTCGATGACCTCGGCCGGCAGCCCGGCGTCGCGAAATTGCTGCCAGTCCAGCCCATGCCGTTTGAAGAACCCGCGCAGGCCGCGCGAGCAGTAGCCCAGGCGCCGGCAGTGCACGAGCGTGACGATCGCGCCGCTCACTTCTTCCCGCCACTCTTTCGGATTGGCGTCGTCCGCAGGTTGCCGTACCAGACGACATTCGGCGATCCGAGCCACACAGTCCCGAAGATGACCGGGATCGCGCGACCTTCCTCGGCCGTCGGCGCGTCCACGTCGCCCAGCGCGGCCGCCTCGGGCGGCTGCGGTTTCGGCGCGAGCGCGGCCGAGATGTAGGCCGACACGATGAGCAGCGCGATCTGTATGAACACGGCGAACATGGTCGGACCTCAGTAGAGCGGCGAGCCGTCAAACGGGTTTTTCGTCGGCATGAACGGGAAACCTCCGAAATTGGCCGCGTTGGAAAACTTCCCCGAGCAGGTGGCGAGCGTATGGTCGCAGCCGGGATAGACCTTGACCGTCATGCCCACCGTCAGCCCGGCCGGCGTCATGGTGAGCGTGAGCGAGCCGCCCACGTGATCGGTGATGAAACGCCGCTCCGGGATTCCGGCCGTCGGCTCGTATTCGAGGTAGCCGCCGGCATACCACCCGGAAGCCTGCAGCGATGCGGCCGGGACGGTGACGGTCGCGCCGCTGATGGCGTCTACAATCGACGTGAGCCGCACCGCCTCGGCGTTGACATTGCACGCCGGCCCGTACAGCACGTGCGGGCATTGCCGCTGGTAGAGCCGCCGCAGCCCCACCCGGCGCATGCTGGTGAACACAGGTTCCATCGCGATCTCGGCCGCGACGCCGCGGAAGGCGACCGACGTGATCCGCCCGCTCCACAGCATGATCGCGGCCCCGTCCCCGTCGTGGTACTGCTGCAGCGTGCACGTGACTGGCACGGTCGGCGGCGCCACCCGGTACAGGTCAGCGACCTCAAGGTCGCGCGGGACCGTCACGCGCAACGTGCCGCGCGCCAGCTCGGCGCTCGACTCAATTGAGCTGCGGGCGATTGAGCGCGCCAGGTATGGGAACCCGCCGAAGCTGATATCCCGGTCGGCGCTGGTGTAGCGCCACACCTGGAAGCTGCGAAAGAACGTCCACAGCTCGACCGGCGCCCGGCCCTCAACGCTCCGCTCGACTGAATCAAAGCTCATGCTGGAACCCCCGGAACGTCGTCGCCGACTCGGACACGTCGCTGGTCCAGTGCGCCAGTTCAATCGCGTCGGCGTCCAGCCGCGCCAGCGTGAGGAAGCTTACCTGCACCACGTCGGCCGGCTCGATAGTAGACGGGAACACGGCATCGACGCTCAGGCGCTCGACGGTCGCGCTGACCTCCACCGCGCCGGTGATGCGCCGGTACAGGATCGTCCCGCTCGCCAGTTCAATGCGCACGTCGCGCCGACCGGTGTCCTGGTTGAGCTGGCGCGTGTAGCCCGTCCAGTCCACGTCAATGTTTGACGCGCCCGAGGCAATCGTCGCCACCAATACGAGGTCATCGGTCCACGTCGGCACCCACACCGAGCCGCGACGGCCGCGCAAGGCGTAGAGCAGTCGCCGGTAGGTGTCCTGCTCGGCTCGGCTGGTAAGCGTCCAGCGCATGCGCTGGCGGGCCGACGGGATGCCGGATTCGTCGTCGTACACCCGCGCGCCGGTCATCGCGTCCAGCTCGGCCAGCTTGCGCGACAGCTCCAGCTCGAACCCGCCGACCCAGTTGGGTTTATCGGTCAGCACTGGCCGGCCGCGGTAGGTCACCGCACCCGCGTCGGCGGTGTAGTCAGCCGGGGTCACCATTTCGAAGGCAAGCCGCGCGCTGCTGGCCTGACCGCTCCAGCGCGGCAGCGCCACCTGATCGGCCAGCCGGGCGAGCCGTGCCGGGTAGATGGTGGCGGTCGCCGGCCACGTCGAGGCAGTCGCTCTGGCGAGCGTGATGCTGCTGGCGCCCACCGATGCGACTTCGAGCACCTCGTACGTAAACGGGTCAGAGAACACAACGGCAAGTCCGCCTGCCGCGTAGGCCCGCAGCGCGGTCGCCACCGGCACCGATAGCGCGCCCGCGTTGAGCTGCGCTCCGAGCTGCTGCCCGTCGATCCACACCGGCAGCGCCCACACGCGCGCGCCCCAGCCCCACGCGGACGCCTCGGCGTACCGGCGCGAGCGGCCCTCAAAGAACACCTCGAACTCCCACCGCTGCCGCGCCCCGAGGCGCAGCGCGCCGCGCTGCTCGCTCGCGTCGAAGGACTGCAGCACGTCGGTTTTCCACTCCAGCCTTTCGAGGATCCCGGCCGACCAGTCGGGAACAAACGTCCACGGAATCACGCGCGACCCGGTGATAACCAGCACGAGGTCGTAGGGCAGGAAGTCCCACGTAAACGCAGCGGCAATCGCCGGAGGCCCGTCCGTGCCCACGGTAAGCGTATAGCTCGCCTCCTGCAGAGGAGCGAAGGACGCGGGCGCGGCGATGCCGCCGGTCAGCGTGATCCCTTCCGCGCCGCTGGCGTTGATTGCCGCGAGAAAATGCCCGCGCATGAAGGCATTCCACACGGTGATAGTGCGCACCTGCTGGCCGATCACGTTGCCGAGCGAGAGCAGCGTATCGGATATGTGCAGGCGCTCGTACAGATCTCCGCCGTAATGCGGGATCAAGCTGCCGACAAATGGTCCGCCGTAGTCCACGCGCAGCGGGAACGTGGCCTGTGTCTCCGGTCCTCCGATGCCGGGTGCAGTCGCCAGCGCGAGCGTCTCCCCGTCGCCGAACAGGTTGCCCGTCGGCACCCATGCGTCCAGCTCTGGCGCAAGCCCTGCGATGTTTGAGAAAAATTCGATCACGAAGCGACCCGGTAGGCGTAGCCGTTCACCCCGCTATTCTCTTGCGAGCCGATCCCGTTTTTTCTAATCACCGGGAACACACGCCACGTATCCGGCCCGAGCGTAATCGCGGCGCCTGGCGTGATGTTGGACATATTTACCGCGCGAATGTCCTGAGGACTCCCGAGCGGCGACCACAGGTTGCCGGGTCGAAGGATGGCGACCCACAACGGCGCAAGCATCGCACGGCCAGTCAACCCGCTCGCGGCTGGTATTGCCAGCGCGCTCGCGTTGACTGTAGGAGAAGGTCGTCCGAAAAACGGAGGCACCGCGAAACCTCGCGCGAAGTTCACGCCTAATCCGCTGCTGGAACCAAACAGCACGCAATAACGCGGCGACACGGAATCGCTGTCGGCGCGGATGATCGTTCCGCGCGAGTTTAGGCCGCCGTCTAAATTAAAAGGGTTAGCGTCTTCAGTTGAATCCCACGGCACTTGATTAAAGGTGCTGTTGATCGAATCCGACGCATTTATAGCATTCCAATGCCAGCGATTGCCGTAGGCATAGCTCCCATTCGTGACTACGCCGAGCCGATTTAGCGTGCCGACCCCGAAGTGCCTAAAACTGCCCGCGGTGACCTCGACCACCACGTGCAGGTAAGACTCGCCCGCGCGGTTTGCGCCGGCGAAAACGTGATAGGCCACGAACGGCCCCGGCATGTTGTTCGCGTACGCGAAGTAAGAGATTCCGGTCTGTGCGTGCGCGGCCTGTCCCGAGTTGTAGGGTCCGGGATAAAGCGCCGGCCCCATGTACGGGCCAGGGTCGATGGTGGCGCCTTGTCCGCTGACGTTGGTGCGCGTGAAAAAACCGCAGCGCATGCCGGCCTTGTTTAGTAGCACGGCCTGCCCGGTGTGATCGGTGCGCGCGCCGTTGAAATCCACCGCCCAGCCCTGTGCGAGCGCGAACACGCGCAGCTTGGAAAGCAGGTCGTTTACGTCGTTGGCGGTACCGGTTTCGTATGGCATGGCTTGGCCTCAGTCCAGGCGCACGGCGCCGTAATTCTGCGCAGCGACGCGAAAAACGTTCTGCACCACCAGGTGATCAAAGCGGCTTTCTTGTATGAGCGACTCAGACGCTACCGAATAACCCGGCGTCCAGTAAAGCCCCTCAAACTCGCCCCAAATGTGATATGGCGCGGCCAGCATGTTCCCCAACACGCACGGCATCAGCAGGCGCGTCGTGTCGTCCACGCCCGAGCGATAGAACGTCAACTGCAAACCGGCTTGCGTGAGAAACGTCGGGTAAACGTGCGCGGCCACCACCGTGTCCGCTACACCTTCGCCGGTCCCAGAGAACCTATTTGAGAAGTCCCTCCACTGCGCATCCGGGAACATGGCCGCGAGCCCATAGCGGCCTGGGTCAATCGGAAAACGGAAGTAGGCATTCTGGTCTGAGTAGCGCACCGTGCGGCCGCTGCTGGTCGCGCCGACGATCATCGGGTAGGCGTGCGCGCTGGGCGGTTCATAGGGGAGCCCGAAACCGGCGTAGGCAATCTGATAGACGGAATTGTTCTTCGTCACCAGAATGAACCGCTGACCGTTGGCCACGATCCAGTATGAAATGGAGGCGTTCACCAGCGACAGGTATCGCATTGAGGTCGGGTTCGCCTGCGCGGCCGCGGGCAGCGTGCTGTTCCACGTGCGAAACCCTGTCAGTCCGAAGTTGTAGGTATCGAAGTCCACGCTGCCGTAGGTTTCTGCCCCCACGTATATGGTGCTGGTCCCGCCCAACCCCGGAGCGCTCCAAACGTACTCGGCGCGCTCGTGCAGCGTGTAGAGCTGATTCACCTGCTCTCGCAGGTTGAACGTCGAAAACTCCAGCGTCGAGCCGGTCGATGCGGTGATGTTGAAGCGCCAGAAGCGATGCGCGCCGGGCGCCGTGGTGAGCGTGTAGACGCGCGTCTGATTGTCGGACCACGTTTGTCCGCTCCACGATTGAGCGGTCGTCCACGAATCGCCAGCATTGTCTTTCCAATCAAGCGAGAAAGCGGCCGGCGAATTCGCGGTCAAGTAGGCTTGAAGAACGAACTCGCGCACTTCGGTTGGCGCGATCATTTCATATTCGATGAACGCGGTCGTCGCTGCCCGCGCTGCGCGGGTAGCTGTCGATCCGTCGTACAGGTTCGCCTCGTTGGCGAGGTTGGTCGTGCGCTTCTCCTGCCCAGCGCAGCCCGCCCGCCGCAGCCGCAACCATTTCGGCGAAGTGTTGATCGTCCACACGTCGCCCGCCACGTAGGCGGTGCCGCCCGCGGTGATAGTGAAGGCGATGCGCGCCGCCGTGTACGGCGTGCCTACCGTAGCGTTTGCCTGCGCGCCGGACACGCTGCCCGACACGCTGAACGTGGTCGCGTTAATCGCGGTCAGCGTCCACGTCTCGGCCACGCTGGTGGCGGTGCCGTTGTACGCGGTCAGGTTGCCGGTGCCGGTGCCGGTGAACTTCTTCCCCCAGGCGTGCCCGGTGTTGATCAGGAACTGGTCGAGCCGGTCGAGCAGGTCGGTGTAACTAGTCGCTGTGCCACTGGTGTGGCTCATGTCATGCCCCCAAAAGTTGCCGCACCTGCCCCGGATTGCGGCCGATCAGGTTTAGCACGGTGCGCTCGCCCGCGGACGAATCGAGATAGTCTGACACAAGCGACGGATCCAGCACGTTCACGATGCGGTAGCCCGAGCCGCCGCCGTTGCCCGCGTTGCGCGGGTCGGTGCGCGACAAGACTTCCTCGCCGGTCTGCAGGATCGCGGGTCGCTCGTCTGGCCGCAAGCCCACCATGCCTCCGCTGTGGAATCGCGGCGCCCCAGCGAATACCAGCGGGTTCACCATGCGCCCCGGCCCGGTCGTGCGCCCCACCATGCCGCCGCCGTGAAACAGTCCGGCAAAGATGCCACCGGCCCCCGCGCCTCCCGCAGTGCCGCCGCTCACAAGCGCCAGAATCGCCCGCTTGGCCAGCGCTTCCGCGGCCATGCGCGCGATCGACTGGACGAAGGATAGCGCAGCCGCCCGCACCGCATCGGAAAACCCACGCGCCCCGGTGGCGAGGTCGGTGAACAGGTTGGCGAGCGCAGAGGCTCCGGCCTGCTCGATCTGCGTCTGAAGGCGCCGCTGGCTGGCCGTGACGCGCGCGATCTCGGTGTCGAGCTGGGTAATCTGCTGAGTGACGCGCGGATCGGCGATGCCGCCGTTCGCGGTCTGCGCCTGCGCCACGGCCACCAGCGCGTCGCGGTACTGCCTGAGCTGCTCAATGCTGCGCACGCGCAGCTGAGTCAGCTGGCGCTCAGACTCCAGTTGCGGCAGCAGTCCGGCGTCGGCCTGCGCGGCAATAAGCGCCTCCTGCCCACGCAGGTCGGCGAGTCCGGTCGAGATGCGCCGCTGCAGCTCTTGCAGTTGCGCGTCTACCAGCTCGGTGTCGATCAATTTTCGGATGAGTTGCACGCCGGCAGCGTCGCCTTCCGCCGTCAGCCGACTGAGCAGGTCGCGGTACTGCGCCTCGGCGCGGATGCGGGCGGCCTCTACGGGGTTGCCAGAGGCCTGCGCAAGCGCAGCGCCTGCTTGCTCGCGCTGCCGGTCAAGGTTGCGTTGAAAGGCGTCCCGCTCCAGCGCAGAGGCGCGCTCCACGTCGGCCCGGCGCCGTTCCAGGAGCTCAATATCGGCCAGCGCCTTGATGCGCTCAGCCCCGCCTGCCGCCGCCCGCTGCCGCTCAGCCGCGATGGCTTGGTCAATGCCGGCCACCTCCAGGTCACGGCGGCGCTGGTAGTAGTCCTCGGCCGCAAGGGCAGACGAATCGAACTGTTCGCGCAAAATTGACAGTTCGCGCTTTGTCGCGTCGTCTTGTAGGCGTTCAAGCGCGTCCAGCTCGGCTTTTCTGGCCGCTTCGGCGGCTTTTCCATCGCCGGTGCCTGACGCTGCGGACGCCCTAAATCGTCCCGTTCCGCGCGTCGTCGGCTGCTGGCCACGGCGCCTGGCTTCCTCGGCCTGGCGGCGCGCATCCTCGGCCTGCGCGATAGCGACCTCGCGCTCGGCTAGCGCCGAGTCAATGCTGCCCCGCGCCGCTTCTTCAATGATCCTATTCCTCTCGCGGTAACGCGCCAGCGCGGCGGTCTGCGTGTCATCGCTGAAGATCGCGGAAAATCGGTCGCGCGTGAGCTGCGCTTGCGACACGATCCGGTCCAGCAGCGCGGTCGCCTGCACGGTGACGATCTGGATGCTCGCGCGGATGTTCGCCGGCAGCTCGCGGAAGGCGCGTACGATGAGCGCAATCGCGTGATCCACCGTTCGCGGCAGCCCGAGGACCGTGCCAGAGAAGTCGTCGAGTGACCCAATCGCTGCGCCGATGGTGGCGTTTAGCGTCCCGGCGAGCGTGTCAAGCGCAGCACTGAGCGTCTGCACCGCGCCCTGTGCCGCCTGCGCCGCCAGCTCAAAATATTGGCGCACGGTCACGCCAAACTCGACCACCGCGCCGCGGACACTCTCGCTCGACAGCAACGCGGCGAAGCGCTGGATAGTCCCGGCGAGCGTTGACGTGGCCGTGCTGGACTGGTCAAAGGCGCCCAGCAGCGCGAGCCCGGCGTTCCGAGTCAGCGTGACGGCCTGCCCTACGGTGACTGGCAGCCGCTCAAACTGGCCGGCAATCTCGTTGCGCTGCCGCTGGAGCGCCTCGATGACGGCTTGGGCGGTGATCTTGCCTTCCTCGCCGTACTTGCGCAGCTCGCCGCGGGTGATCCCCATCCCGCGCGCGATCGCGTCGGCCAGCACCGGCGTCTGCTCAAGGACGCTGTTCAGCTCCTCGCCGCGCAGCGTGCCTGAGCCAAGGCCCTGACCGAGCTGGATCAGCGCCGCATTCGCCGCCTGCGCGCTCGTGCCGCTGAGTTGGACGGCCTGATTGATCGTCTCGACCACCTCAAGCAAGGTTTCCTGCCCGAGCCCGGCGTCCTGTGTGGCCAGCGCGATCCGGCTGTACAGGTCGGCCGTCTCGGTCAGGCTCGCCCGCGAGCGCTGCGCCAGCTCAAAAAGCGCCACCTGAGCGCGCTCAAACTCCTGCACGCTGTTGGTGGCGATCTGCAGTCGAGCGTTCAGGGTGTTCAGCTCGTCGGCCGCGCCGATCAGCCGGATTGCGGCCGCAAGCGACACGAAGCCCGCCACCAGCCGGCCGACGGAAGTCGCCGCTGATCGTGCCCCGGAGTCGAGGTTGTCCAGCGGGCGCGATGCGCCGACCCTAGAGGCGTCGGCGGTGACGCTGCGCAGCTCGTCCCGGATCGAGGCGAGCGCGGACCGGAACTCAGCGAGGTTGGCGTTTACTCGGAACTCAAGATCAGCCGCCATTGCCGCCGCCCTCCAGAGCTTTCAGGTACGCCTTGAATGCTTTGCCGTCAGCCTGTGCCATGCGCGCCGCGGTGGCCTCGCCGATGCGCCGCTGCGCGTGCATCCGCTCAATCGCCCCCATAAACTCGCGCACCTGTCTGATGGTATAGCCTCGGATCGCCTCCAGCGTGTGTCCTTCGGCGATGAGCGCCGTCAGGGTGTCGGCCCAGCCCCAGCGGCCGGCGCTCGTACCGCCTGACCGGCCGCGCGAATCGCCGGGGTCAGGCGCCGGGCGAAAAAATCGGCATTGACCTCCAGGCACACTGCCGCCAGCTCGATCAGTTGATCCGGCGTCGATTCTGACAGCTCGGCCACTGACACACCCGAGGCCAGCGCGACGGCATCGATGATGGCCTCGCCGTGGTCAGCGATTATGTCGAGCATGGCCTCGACGGTGAGCGCCGCGCGGCCGGTGGCAATCGCCTCGACGGCGCCGCTGATTGGTTTGATCGCCCGCGCAAAGGCCGGAAGCTGGCCGACCTTCAGCGGCGCGACGGTGAGCTGCCGGCCGTTGAAAATCGCTGATCGCGCGGGCGGTTCGAGCACGTCGAACTCGCCCATGCGTTACGCCTCGATCTCGACGCGGAAGTACTGCGACACACCGCCGACCTTGCTCGCGTCCTTGAGCAGCTTCCCGGTGACCTCCAGCGCAGCGTAGTCCTCGCCGAGCAGGCCGAGATTCTGCGCCGCGCCGAGCTTCACCCGGTAGGCGGTGATGCGGGTGCGCTTGCCGCTGCGCGCCTCGTTCAGGCCGTCGAACACGATTTCGTATTCCTTGCCCGAGGTCACCAGCGCCTGGACCACGTCGACCGCGACGCGGGTGTAGCCCACGGTCCACGTTTCGCCCGCGATCGTGCGGCCGGTGTAGACGAAGATGCCCGACGAGCGGACCTCGTAGTCCGTGCCAGCGGTCACGGTCGTGCGGCCCGCGCAGGTCCACGTGACGGTGCCGTCGGTGACGGTCCCGCCGATGGTGGTCGGGAACGTCGGCAGGGTGCCGCCGCTAGTGCCCGCGGTCGTGGCCTTGTAGTAGAACCCGTTCGGCGTCGCCGGGGTCACGTAGGCGTTCAGCGCGTAGGCCGTGGTGTTCGCGCGCGCCGGTGCGCTCGCCTGCGCCGGGACCACCGTCGGCGTCGGGGTCGACGCGGGCAGGTTGGCGAACGGCGAGAAGGCGGCCGGGTACACCAGCACGGCTTCGCCGGTGACCGCCTGCGAGGCCAGCACGCTCGCGCTGCCGTAGAGCGCGCGCGCGAGGTTCGCCCCGTCGAGGTCGTGCATGGTGATGCTCGCCTCGACCGCGCTGATGCGCTTCACCTCGTTGTAGGTGCCGCCGCCGGGCTGCGTGAAGTCCTTCAGCTCCTTCACGTCTTCGGTGACCCCGAAGGTCAGGGTCGAGCAGTTGCCCGCCTCGATCAGGCCGGCCGCGCCGCCCACTTCGCGCAGGTACACCTGCCCGCTGCCCAAGTACGAAAAGTCCGACATGAGAATCGCTCCTAAGGTTGGCCCTTGAACGTGGCCGCGTTGGAAAATGCCAGCGGGAGGTGGCAGTACCCCGCATCGTATTCAGGCCCCGGCGCGTCGGCTAACCGCAGATACTTGCCCCCGCCCAGGTGGAACCCGAGCAGCGCCGCGAGTACCTGCTCGGCGATCTCGCCCGCCTGATCGCGCGCCGCGTTTGACTCGCCGGCGCCGCGCGCCGACTTCGCCGCCACCACGACATACCACTCCTGCGTGATCTGCTGCACCGCGCCCGGCGCGATGGTCTGGCCGACGGTGTATCCGTCGTAGATGACCCACACCGCCGGCGCCTTCTGGCGCAGCTCGGGCACGCGCTCCAGCTCGCGCAGCGGCTCGACGGTGATGCCCGGCAGGCGGGTGCGCAGCCGCTCGATGATGGTCTGTTCGGTCGTGGCGAACATGGCGTCAGCCTCGGATTCGGAAGTAGTCGCGCAGCGCGCTGGACACGGCGGCCGACCAGCTCGGCGGGAGCTGGGCGGTGTTGCGATCGAGCAGCGGCAGGAACGGCCGCGACGGGACGGTCACCTGCTTGGCAAAGATCAGCCGCCCATTCGGCCCCGGGAACACAAGCCGGCGCGCCCGGCGCGGGCGGATCGTGGCGCCAAACTGGTGCACGCCGGCATAGCGGACATTCGTACCGATCGTCACGCCCTGGGCGTCGGCGTTTGCCACGATGGAGCGCTGCAGCCGGCCGGTGTCGCGCAGGGGTTGCCCGCGGCGAATCTTGAGCGCCCGCCACGGAGAGCCGAACGGCGAGGCGCCGAGCTTGAACCCCAGGCGGATGCGGTTAACGAGCACGCGGCCGATGGTCTGGTACACCGGCTGCATGCCGCCCGCGCGCTGCTCCAGCTCGCGCAGCTTGTCGAGAATCTGCGACGCGCGCACCTCCACGTCGATTCGTGCCACGGTCAGTAGTCCCCGATGGTGTCGGCGGTGAAGATTCGCTCGGCCGAGTAGCCGCCGAAGGCGATCTGCTCGCCGGGCGACTGCCCAAGCGCGTCCGGCGGGAGCGCAATGCTGCTAGCGGCCAGCAGCTTGAGCTGTGCGAGCGCGTCCTCGTACCGGCGCCGCACTTCCTCCGGCGCGCGGTCCTCCCACAGCCGGTACCGGGTGATGTCCCCGGCCCAGCCGCGCACCAACTCGGGCACGGCCGCCAGCGGCAGCGTGTAGCGCGAGCCGATGAATCCGTCGATCAAGCTCGCGGCGCTCGACTCGGCCGCATCGAACACGCTCGCCTCGTCGCCGGTCAGCTCGGACAGCTCGCTTTCGCCGTAGGCCGTGGCGAACTGCGCTGAGGTCAGGTACATGGTCAGCGCTCCTTGATCGTGAACGTCAGCGTCCGGTCGTCAGTGCGCCCGCCCGCCGTGGTGATGCGGCAGGTTGCCGCGGCCGCCTGGCCGACGGTGCCGCCGCTGATCCAGGCGCGCACGCGCGTCCCTGAGCCCTCGACCGTAGACGTGATGAGCGTGCACCCGGTCGCCAGCACGCTCGCCGAGGCGATGGTATCGGCCGGCGTGTGCGCGTCAAGCCACGCCGACCAGTCAAACAGGTAGTCGAGGACCGCGTTCGGATCTTTCGTGACCCGCGCCTTTCCATCGGTGACGGTAATTGAGTCGCTCACGGTTTCACCTCGTCGGGATGCTCAGGGTTCGGTTCGCGGCGGTCGGGGTGTAGGTGCGCGCAGCCGCGTCAATGCGGTAGCGCCGCGCCAGGTTGTCGGCCGCCACTAGCGCGAGCGTACCGCCAGCCTGCTCACGCTCAGCCAGGCCGCCCAGGCGCAGCGCGTCCACCAGCACGGACGTGGACAGGCCGCCCGCGACCTCGCGCTCGCGGATGCCGCCAAGCGCGGCCGTGACGGCGCCCGGCACAAGCGCAATGCCGCCGATCCCCTCCCGCTCGGCATAGCCGCCCGGCGCGACGGTGACCGCGCCCGGCTGGATCGCGGCGCCGCCGGCTCGCTCAATCTCGCGCGCACCGCCGATGGCGAGCGATACCGCGCCGGCACCGAGGGCGATGCCGCCAATGCCCTCGCGTTCAGCGTATCCGCCAATGGCAAGAGCCGCCCCACCGAGCGCGGCGACTAGGCCGCCCGCGCGGTCGGGCTCGGCAGCGCCGCCAACCTGCAAAGTGGCAACGCCAGCGGCGGCAGCGAAACCGCCAGCGACCTCTGGCTGCGCGGTCCCACCAACGACGAGCGAAACCCCGCTGAGCGTGGCGACGAGACCGCCGCCGCCAGATACCTCAGCCGACCCGCCGACCGACAGCGTTACAGCGCTGCCAGCAACCTGCGCACCGCCGGGCTCTTCCCTAGAGGCAGTACCGCCAACATTGACGGTCGCCGTGCTGCCGCTGGCCGGCTGGTTTAGCAGCAGCAGCAGCATGGGATTACGGCGTCAAATTAAATGTCAGGGTGCTGGTGTTCTCGACGGCGTCATCGACGCGGCTCAAGAGCGCAGCCGGCTGGGTTTCGATGGGCGGCTGATGCACGGTGACTTTGATGTCCGCCGGCGCGGCTGATCCGATGTTGGGCAGATACCCGTTGCCGATGACCACGGTGACGCCATCGTCTTCGGTCGTGCCCTGCGCCATCTCCACGTTGATGACGCCAAACGGGGTGCCGGTGGCGGTGCCCTGCGCGTCATCGCGCACGAGCACGTCGATACTTGCTGCTCTGGTCGTCATGTTGATCCTCTCTCTAGGCGTAGGTGATGAAACCAGTCACGTCGTTCAACGTGATGGCGGTGTTGTCGGTGTTCCCGCGTCCACCTGTGATGGCAACGCTGATGGCGGTTGCAAACCCGACGCCGCCTTCGCCCGTCAAGATATCGACGGGCACACTGTTGGGCGGTAAAGCGATATCGAGGATGGCCGAGGTCGTTCCCATGACCACGGAGCCGGCGGCGGTGTTGAACACCTTGAGATAGCGGGTGGAGGCGTTGCTGTTGACGGCATAGACCTTGATCAAGCGACCGGCCGCACCCTTGGCCGCCTGCGCTGCCGGCGTGGCGGGGGAACTGAGGTTGACGGGCGTCGCGGCACCAGTGGCGCTGCCGCGGTACTGGATGCCCACGTCGGCGGCCAGGTTGGTGCCGGCCGCGAGCGTGGGCGTGTTGGTAGCAATCGACACGGGCTGCGTCGCTTGCCAGAACGTGCCGCTGACGGGCAACGCCTGGCTGGTGCCGTGCGGGCGCACACCGGCCAGGTACACCGGAAAATTGACGGTATCCTCGATGCTGACGAACCCGACCGTCCAGGTGGTGCCGCTGGCCGGCGCGGTGGTGCCGTTGAAGCTCCACACGTACAGGAACAGCTCGATGTCCTGCTCGGGGATGTTGATCCAGCGGTGCGCGCGGCTGGTGAGTGTTGGCGTGGCAGCGGATGCGACCAGGCCGTCCTGGAAGTAGATGTTGCGGCCATCAATGGCCGTTTGCGCCATGTGGCCCGGCGAGGCCGTGGTGTTGATGGTGGCAGCGGTGTCGCCGGTATTCCAGCCCATGCGCTGGCTGTCGACGTTGGCGGTGGTGGCGCTGGTGCCGGTGTACAGCCAGCGGACATAGTTCCAACCGAACAGATCGAGCGTGCAGCTACCGCTTGCAGGCCAGCCCGCGACCGTGAAGTTGATCGTGTTCGCATCCGGAATCGACGCGATTGCATACCGACCCGGCACGCCGTTGGCGCCGCTGATGGCGCCGATCAGCATGCTCTGGCCGACGTTGGCGGCCGTGAATCCGTGCGCGGTGAGCGTGACACTGATGCTGGTGGCGCTGTTGATCGTGCAGCTGAGGCCCTCGCCAATGCGATCGGCCAGCAGCACGGCGAAGTTGTTGTTGACGATGCGCTGCGACAGGATGGTCTGGTGCCGCTTGATGACCGCGCCGTTGAACGAGACGACCGAGCGCGCCAGAAACTCGCTGTTGGCGGTGGTGCCAGCGGTGACGACCAGATTGCCGTTGCTTTGGCTGACGCCGACCCCGGTGCCGAGCCGGCGCTGCGTCATGTCCGCCGTGTCGAGCGCCGAGCCGTTGACGCGCGTGAAGCTCACGCACCAAGTGTTTTGCGGCGTGTGGCGCGTGACGAGGCCGGCGTCATTGGTGTCGGCGTTGGCGGCCTTGACGCGGGCGTGGACCGTGCTGTCGGCCAGGCCATCGGTGAGCTTGATGCGCTGATAGTGCGCGTTGTTGGGCGCGGTGCCGATGTCGTCCGTGGATATCGGCTCGTTAGTTCCGGGGAGGATAACGTTGCTAGCCATCACTAGATTCGCAGGATGCGGTTGGCGCCGTTGCTCCACGCCGCGGTGATGTCACCACCGTTTGGCGTGATTGGTAGGTTCCCGCCGGAATACGCAACCTCGTACACCGCCTCGACGTTCGCCGCGCTCCCGAGTGCCGACGTGGTGAGCGTGCGCGCACCGGCCGAGGCTGCAGCCCCGAGCGTGATTGTGGCCGGGCCGGTACCGCTGATGAGCGTGGCCACGGCGCCGTTCGCGATCCCGAGCTGGAGCGCGTCCACGGTGACCGCGACCGCGCCGCTGCTGGCGTTCGCCGCGAGCGTGAACCGGAACCGGCCGTCGAGGATCGCCACGAGCCGCTGCGAGCTGGCCGCTACGTCGGCGCCGCCGCCGACCGCCGAGGCCTGGAACAGCAGGATGGCCGGGATCGCCGCGCCGGCCGCCACCGCGCTCCACGTCACGTCGTTTGCGTCCAGCACGCCGTCGGTGAACGACACGCCGCCGAGCGCCGAGCTGGTCAATACCAGCGTGCCGCCCGCGCCGGTCACGTCGCTCACAAACGTGTGCGCGGCGTTGTAAGTGTAGCCGCGCAGTAGCGCTGCCTTCAGGACGGCGGTGTCGAGGTCAATCAGGCCAGTGCCGAGGCCCTGCCTGCCGTTGGCGAAAAACTGATCCATGCGCGCCTTCCTGTTAGGCGATGGCGCCGGAGGCGAGGAACGGCGCCGCCGTCTCGTCGTCCAGCTCGATGCGGGAACCCGGCGCGTGCAGCTCGCCGGCGATCTTCACGTGCCAGACCACGAGATAGCCGGGCTCGGCCTGCTCGACGGGCGGCTGCGCGACGGCCTGCTGCTCTGGCTCGACGGCCTCGACGGCCTCGACGGCGTCCTGCTTGTGCTTGCTCATGTCCTAGTCCCTCGATTTGAAACGGGCCGGCACGTTGCAGCACCGGCCCGCCTGCTGCACGGTCAGGGTGCCGCCTGTTAGGCGATGCAGTCCTGGATGTAGTAGCCGCAGTCGGCCGCGGTGATCAGCTCTTTCACCGACTCGCCGGTCCGCACGCGGGTTGCGCCGCGAAGCCCGACCTTCGGTTCGTCCATCGAACCGGCGATACGGGTGCCGTACTCGGCCGTGGCGCCGAACGTGATGCCGTTCCCGCGCAGGGACGCGAGCGGGTTCATGTGCATCATCGCGAAGTGGTTACCCCACACGCGCGAGAGCGTCGCCGTCTGCCCCGGCTTGGCGGTGTTGATCATCGCGCGGCCGACCAGCACCTGGTCGAACTCGAACAGATCCTGGAACTGCTGGAGCGAGATGATGCCGTCGCCCGAGTAGTTGACCGGGAAGATGGCCGCCAGGATTTTCGGGTGCCGGCGCAGCGCGAACCACACGCGCTCGCCTATCACGCAGGTGTTCAGCGGCATGAGCGCCGCCTCTTTGCCCGCCATGATGTCGGCCGTGGGGTCGCTCACTGCCTGCGCGTACTGCTGCCACTGGTCGTTGCCGGAGAGCTGCACCTTGTTGCCCACCGGGTAGGTGGCCGCGTTGAACACCAGGTCGGCGCAGCGCTTTTCGCGGTCGAGCATGATGAGTTGCGTCAGCCCTTCGACGGCGCGGCCGATCGGGTCGAGGCCCGGCTTGTTGGCCGCGGCCTGCACGTCCTCGACCGGGATCACGTCATCAAGGCCGAAGTCGTCCACCGAGCTGGTCTGCTCGGAGGCGGTGAACTCGACCTCGTTCGGTGCGCCTTTGCGCCCGACGCGCGTGCTCGGCACGGTGAACAGGTCGGCGCGGGTGTGCAGATCCCACTTGAACTCGCGCGCGGTGACGCCGATGCGCGGCAGCACCTGGTCCGCGATCATCGTGCGGTTCTGGTAGGCCAGCGCGATGGCGGTGTACTGCGGGGCCGGGGTAAACGGGAATTTCATTGCGATGTCCTTTCAGGTTCGGAGGGTTAGCCCTGGATGCGGCCCGGGGCCAGTCGGACGCTGCCGATATCGCCCAGCACACCCGAGGTCATGGAGACCCCGATCACGCGCGCGTTCACGCCCGCAGCGGGCGCGGCAGCCACGGCGCGGCCGACCGAATCGGAGGTCAGCATGTCGCCGCGGGTCACGTTGCCGCCGTACTCGACCAGCGCAATCCCGTCGATGATCACGTCGAACGGCTCGCCCGAGCTGGCGCCGAGGTTGTCGCTCACGCCCATGAGCAGGTCCGTCGATGCCGCCGCGTGGATCGCGGACAAGTCGTCTGCGCCGAACTTCAGCACGCGGTTTTTCGTCACCGCTGCTCCGGCGATCAGGGTTTTTTGCAGTCCCTCGTTTCGCATGTCGATATTCTCCTGATGGTGTGCCGGGTTACTCGGCGGTCATGACCAGCGACACGGCTTCCGTGAAGCTGATGTGCTTGCCTTCGGCGGCGCGCGTGCGCACCAGCTCGCGCGCCTTCTCGGCCACGGCCTCCGGGCCGCTCGCGTCGTCGGGCGGGTTGTCGCCGGCGCGGGAATGCTCGCGGTAGTCGACTATCTTCGGCCTCGCTTCAAGCTGGCGCAGGTAGTGTTCGCGCGGCGTGACCTTTTCTGCCTTGTCGCCCTCGCCGAACTCCACGGTCGCCGCGTCGGCCGGCAGTGCGCAGGCGAACGACACGGCACCGGCGCGCTGGGCGGGCAGCATGCGACCGGCCTGCACCACGGCGTCGATCCGCGCTTCGATGGCCGCGCGCGAGATGCGTTTCTCGGCCTCGGCCACGGTCGTCTCGCGGGCGGCGATCGCCGTCTCGCGCTCGGCGAAGCTGGCCGCCTGGTCGGCGTTGGCCTTGAGCGCGTCGCGCTCGGCGGTGAGCGCAGCGACTTGCGCCTGAAGCTGTTCGATCGTCATTGCATCGTCCTCGGAATAGGCGGGCATCGCCGCAGGGGAAGGTGTCTCGTCGTCGGCCTCGGGCGGCTTGCGCGCCTCGTTTTCGATGTTCTCGACGAAGAAGTCGGGCAGCACGGAATCGGCCTTTTCGATGCCGTGTTCGGCGATCAGGAATTCGCGCATCCGGCGCATGAACATCGCCAGGATGCCGGTTACCATCGCCGAATCGGAGAACTCGATCACGCCGTCCTCGTCGTCGGCGAAGCTCACGTCTTTGAGCCCCTTCACGGCGGGCGGCTGCGCGCCGAGGAAGCCCACGTGCCGCAAATACAGCGTGCCAGGCTGCGGGTTGTTCGGCGCGTCTGGCAGATACCACGAGGCGCTGCGCTTTTTGAACCGGCCGGCTTTCACCAGCTCGGCGAAAGCCGCGTCCACCTGTTGAGGTTCTGCCTTGACCTCGCCATCGGTGAAGCTCAACGAGCCCACCCAGCCATAGGCGGGCGCATTGTCTCGCGGGTGCCCGACCACGATCGGCGCCTCGTGCAGCGCCGGGTCGTACGCTTTGACCGCTGCTCGCAGGTCGTCCTCGGAAAAGTCCAGCGCCGCCCCGCTGCTCGCGGTGTGCCGGCCGGTGCGGAAGATGGGGAACGGTTTCATGCCGGCATGATAACGGCGCCTCTGAAGCTGCCGCTATCCGCAAACATCATTTTTGCTGATGCAGTTGACATGATATTTTCATGGCCGTACTATTCCAACGCCACCCACCGCAGCATTAACAGAGGAGCAGCACTATGACCACCATCAGCGCCCTAGCAGTGACCGACTACAGCCAGAACTACGGCGGCGTCCCCGTGATGATCGACGGCCGTGAATGCTTGATCAACAGCGTGGGCGAGGCACTTTCAAGCACAGAGGTGGAGTTAATTGCTGCCTAACGCAACAAGGAGAGAGAGCATGAACACCAAACCGCAGCAATGGCTCGGCCTCGACGCCGGCCCGCTTTTTGAGCAGTTTCGAGACGCGCAGATGACGGACCAGCAGAGATTGGAGCGCAAGCGCCAGGCTGCGATCGACTGGCTCGGCGAGCGGTGGATTCTGCACCCCCTGCATCGTGTCCAGCGCGTGGTGCAATCGTGATCCGCGTTGAATTCGTCGGCACACCTGCGCACGTGCAGGCCACGATCGACGATTACATGGAGCGATATCACCCCGTCGGGTACGGCACTCAGGTAGTCGCTACGACTGAGTTACCCGACGGCCGCGTCGCGGTCGTCGTTTCACGGTTTGACAGTTGTGACTAAGCAGAGAGAGACGATGAAAGCCACTTACACCTGGAACACTGACGCAGCATCCGGCACTGTCACGGCAGATGACATTGACGCCGCCCTGGAACAACTTGTTGTTCAGGGCGAGTGGGCAGAACCTGAAAGCGCCCGCGAGCAGCGCGACATTGCCAACGGCGCGTTCCTTATCATTCGTGGCCCGCAAGAGTCTCTTGTCATTCGAAGCCCAAAAGGGAGTGGTGAGCGATGAAGCTTAATTGGACTGACGACCGCGTCGAGGAACTGGAAGATCTGGGGACGCTGCTGCGCGAAGCTGCCGCGATCAACCACGGCAGCAATTGCCTAGAGCGGATTCAGCGCGTCATTGCGCTGGCCGACGCGCTGAACCGCGAAGATTTTCCTAGGGGCTGCGAAAGCCTGCACAGTTTTTTGCGCCGACTCGCGATTGCTGACCGCACTAGCGGCCCTGCGGACGCGGCTGCGGCCGAGCGCGAGCGGCTCCGCGTGATGCTAGTACGCCACCGAGACCAGACCAGGATTAACCATAACGTCACGCTGACCGAGTGTCTCGCAGCCCGTAACGCACTGCAATTGGTGCTGGATGAGTGGTACCCGACTACTGGGCGCTGCGCCAGATTCTGAGGCGTTAGCATGTGTCGGGCTAACGCCAGCTTAAGCGGCGACCGTAGGCCGTCCGCTTGAAGCGATAGTTATGCGGCACTGGCTATGCCCTTGTGTGGTGATGAATTATGCGATTGTGCTTCTTCGCTTTGAACAGAAGCGCCAGATCAAGAAGGATGCAAAGTGACAGAACTAGTGCTGCTAGCAATGAGCCCGATAGTTGCCATACTTGCTGTATTCCCGTTGTTTGTCCTTGGGTCAGCGGGACTACACAGTTCCAAGCCTGGAAAGCGACATTGGCTAGCGATACTGCTAGCGCTGATGCAAGCCATCTGGATAGCTTTGACGGCACCAATTGCTCTAGAAGCGATGCGGTGTATTCATCATTCATGATGCGGCCATGAGAAGGGAATTCAGTGCGGTTGACTCACAGACGTAGCCTGTCGTGATGCCTAACGACAGGTTCACCGGCCGGCCGTAGGCCGGTCCGAGTGCAACCGCCTGTTAGCCGGCCAGTTGAAAACCGGCACAACCTTGGAGAGCAAATGACCACGACGATTGAAACCTGGCTTCCCGAAGCACGCAAGATTGCAGCGCAGTGCTGGTGCGACGACACCACAAAGCACGTTGAGATGATCCCCGAGCTGGCCGAGGTGGTGGCCTACAAGATCGCGGCATGGATGGAGACTGGCGCCTTCCACGCGCGAAACGAGACCTATTGGCGCGATCGCGCCCAGCGGGCAGAAGGCGTGTTCACAGACGTGGGCGAGCAGAAGGCCGGCTAACGCTATTTAGCCCCATGACCACACCGCACCCCGTCCTCCCCCGCGCCTGGGTTTTCCGCATTTTCGCCCGCCTCGAGGATCGCTACGGCGCAGCTTGGGCAGACCGCTACGGCGCCTCGCCCCGCGACCGGCTGCTGGACACATGGGCGGCTGACCTTGGAGACCTGAGCGCGCCGGAGTTAGCTAGGGGACTACACGCCTGCCGCGATCTTCGATTCCCCCCGACCCTGCCGGAGTTCCGGACGCTATGTCGGCCACCAGTAAATCACGAGGCGGCATTCCACGAGGCCTCGGAGCAGCTGCACCGCCGCCAATCCGGGGAGGATGTCTGGACACACCCGGCGATCTACTGGACAGCGACGCGCATCGGGGCGCATGAGCTTAGGAATGCTACCTGGTCGACGATCCGGGGCCGCTGGACCGCCGCCCTGGACGCGGAGCTCGCAAAGGGCGCATGGCCCCCCGTACCGCCTCGCCTGGAGGCCCTGCCAGCCCCTGGACGGGGCGAGACGAATGCCGAACAGGCCCGCGTGGCCATTGGCAGGCTGCGGGACATACTGGCCGGGAAAATGACAGGAGCGGCGAGTGACGGCGCCGGATTGTGACCTCTGCGCGGAGGATCGTGGCCTGTACGAGTTCTCTCGGCCCTGTTGCCGTGTGCGGTTTTTACTCTCGCTAGCGCACCGGGAAGCTAGGGCCGGGTGGCTGAAAATCTGGCGCAAAGACTACGGGGACGAAGCAACGTGGAAAACCGAGCAGGCAGTGCGGGCGGCATGGCGAACAGCAAAACAACCGAAATTGACTTAGGGCGCGAAGAGTGGATTGAGGAGCGCTCTGCCATCCTCGAATACGAAGCCGGATTTCCCAGGCATCTGGCGGAGCGTATGGCCGTGGCGCAATGGAGGGAGTACGCGGCGAAACGGGCGGGCAATCCAGGAGAGCGCCAGGAATGACCTGCAAACTATTCCTACCCTACCCCCCGAGTGTGAATCGCTACTGGCGCAGCTTGCGGGCTGGCCCCATGGCGGGACGGGTGCTGATCTCGGCAGAAGGCCGAGCGTATAGAGACGCAGTGGCCCGCGTGGCCCGTGCGCAGGCCATTGTCAGTGCTAGCGGGGAGCTTGCCGTGGATGTGGCGCTCGTGCCGGGAGACCGGCGCAAAAGAGACATAGACAACCCGCTGAAGGCGTTGCTGGACGCTCTGACACATGCGGGCGCCTGGGAGGACGATTCGCAGATTAGGCGGCTGGTGGTGTCACGGCATGATCCCGTGCCGGGTGCGGCTGCGGCAATAGTGGAGATCAGACCCTGGAACGAAGACAAATGACTCCAAAAACAAAGGGCCGGAGCGGTGGCAACCGTCCGACCCTCAAAACTTGCGATAGTCGAAATTCTACTCAGATTAAACGCGATACGCAAATAAAAAAAACCGAATTCGGTTTCCCTTGGGTTTCTTTAATTCCTAAGTCGGTTTAAGAGGGGCGGCTGGAAAACTCGGGGGAAAAATAGCAGGCGACTTTTCCAGAACGGCGGAAAACTCAACCCCTGAAAACCTGCGGAGTATTTAAAAAATGACAGCGAAAGACAAAATCAGAGATGCCCTCGGCGCAGAGTGGCGCTCGATCGAGGAAATTGCGGCGCTAGTGGGCATCCACAAACGCACTGCCCGAGACATCATGCCGGAGTTGATGCGCGCCCACGCAGTGCAACGTCGGCGTCGAAAAGGCGCTCCGGGCGGGCAATACGAATACTGCGCTGCATATTATCGCGGCGCGATTACCCCGCGGCCCTATCGGACCGGGATGGTGTGGTGGTCAACCGCCTGGGGGTAAGGGTGCCAACAAGGCGCCGGACAGATAGACAAGTCCGGCGCCCTGGGCTATTTATTCTTCAATCGCGTCTTCGAGGGATTCCAACATCGGCGGCAGTGCGTGGTCGTTTTCGAGAAGCCATGCAGCCGCCTCGGCATTATCGACATATCGAGCGGATGGCGTGGAACCTTGCCATTGAGACGTTCCAAGCAGCCAAAAGCGGCCCTTAGAGGACAGAAAAAGG